GCGTCAGGCGTCCGCCCTCACGTTGGCCAACAACTTCGGCGCCTTTGAGTTTGAGGTGGCCCGCACTGCCGTGAAGCAAGTGAGGTATGCCACCAAGCTCTTCCAAGAAGGGAGCAGGACTGGGAACAAGGCGATGCAGCTCATTGGCCTCAAGCGGCTCATCTCGATGGGCAGCGTGGCTTCGGGAACGGCTGCTGCCGTCACCCTGTTCAATCGCTCGCAGGGCATCCTTGAGGACGAGGAGCGGGACTTGGCCAAGGCCGTCCCGGGCTTCGACCGGAACAAGGCCAACGCCTTCTTCTACACCAATCGGGAGAAGGGCGAGTTTGCCTACTTCCCGATGAACTACGTGATGCCCTACGCCAATATGACTAACGTCTTGGCGCAGGCCTATCGCGGGGAGAACCCACTGCCTTACGCCAAGAGCATCATCTTTGGTGACGATCTCGGTCCGCTGGCCACCCCGGCCATCGAGATGATTACCAACAAATACTACGGCAGCAACAGCGACATCAGCGCCACCAACGACAAGGTAGCCCTGTTTGAGCGGTTTGCCACCCGGGCGTTTCTGCCCCAGTTCTTTGCTGGCACCCTTGCCCGTGCGGAGAAGGCCTCCCGCGATGTCGTCAGCCCGATGGGTACGGTGTTCACCGAGAAGGACGTTGCCCGTCGCCTTGCGGGCATCCGCACCACGACCCTGCAATACGACAAGGCGATGGTGCCCGCCTTCAAGGATGCGCTTGTGCCAATAGCTGGTGAGCTTCAGGGCTACCGCCGCATCATCCGCGACCGCATCAACCGCGAGACTGGCGGCTACGACAACGTCAACGAGCCGCTTCTCTATCAGGAAAGCTCCAGTCGCTACGCCACTGCACAACGCCAGCTTCGCGACCTCTACCTCGCTTCGGTCCGTCGCTCGGGCAAGGACGGTGATTCAAAGGCCATTGCCATTATGGAGGAGGCAGGAGTGCCTAGCCGCCTCATTGCCGCCGCTGCCATTGGCTACACCGAGCAGATGCCCCGAGGCATCGAGGAGAGCGACTCCGAACTCGTTGATCGCCTAAAGGAGAAATACAAGGGTGATCCCAAGCGGATGTCCAAGATGCAGGACGAGATGCTCCAGATGGCTGGCAACAATCTGGTGAGGCGCAGGGCGCTTACCGATGCGCTTCGCTCAGGCCTGCGCGAGGACCTTCGCGGAAAGGCACCCATCTCGGACATCTTTGCCAAGTTGCCCGTACAGTCTGGTGAGCGTGCGCGGGCCATCGAACAGGCCACGCAGGCGCTTATTCAGCAGGGCGGCAAGGAGGCTGCGGCCAAGTTTGTGGAGCGCCTCCAGCGGGATGGGGTGCTCACCCCAGAAGTGCGCTACCAGATGGCCAACGGGTTCACCACTCGCTAAGCCTGTCAGCTAGTGCCACGGATGGACAGGGTGAGGTGATCGCCTCCGTCTGTGGTGACACGCTTGGGCGTCACCTCAAACTCAATCCAGCCCAGCGCATTGGGGCTGCGGCAAGCGTCTACGTTGTAGGAGGACTTGCCGTCCTCGTACACCTTCAGGAAGCTACCTGTACGACCCTGCCAGCTAGGCTGCTCGTCGATTGTGAAGAACGGGAACTCCCGAGTCTCCCGAGGCACCAGCACTACGTTGCCCCCATTGCAGCCCTTTCCGTGGCTATGTCCCATCAAATTGATGTGAGCCCGTGGGAACATATGCCCCATCTTCTGGATCGGGTTGTATTGGCTACCGGCCAAAGCCCCTCCCCCTAGCCCGTGATGGGCCTGAATCCAAAGCGGGATGTGACGAGGCGTGCCGCGACCATTCTTCCGTTGCTCCACCATCAGCCGCACTAGGATGAACGAGTGGACCCCGAGGTGCCTCGTCTGAAGAGCCGACGCAAGCAGGTGGTCAGTGTTCTGGCCGTCATTGTAATCAAAATAATGATTACCGCCAAGCAGGCCAATGCAGCGATTGCGCATAAAGCTAAGCTCGTTAGCGAGAGTACGCACAACGCCCTTATACATATCGCCCATAGAAATCTTGGTGGTGGAATGTAGGTTGGAAGCATTGAGAATGGCTCGTTCAGAGGTTGATACGCCGTCGGTGTAGTCGCCCATCCCTAGGAAGTAGGCGTTCTTCTGGGTCTTGGCGTAGTCCAGAAACTCCTTCCACGTAGAGTGGGCGTGCATCTCGGAGTCGCGATGTACGTCGCCAAAGGGAATGATCTTGATGGACTCCCCCAGCTTGCAGGGGATGTCCACCGAGTGGTTAACGTGTTTGCCGTCAGTTTTCATTCAGAATCCAGCATTTGTAGGGGCCTTCCTTACGGATCGTGTAAGGCTTATGGCGGAACGTCTCCCACCCGCACGCACTTAGGTGATCGAGGCTTCCGCGCTTTGGCTTTGATGGCTCGGGCGGGGCCTTCACCCACTCCGGTTGATCCTCCTTCACCAGATTGAACATATCTAGCTGCATTGGTCACCTCCGTGTGGCAGGGTTTGCACAGCACTCTTAGCCCGTCTTTCTCGCAGAACAACCTCTCCACGAACCCCGGCAGGTCTGAGGTGCTTCTCAACTGCCCACACGGGTTTACGTGGTCCAACTGTGTTTGCTTCTGCTGGAACCACTGGTGACAGATGGCGCATTCGTACTCCCATTTCTGCTGCTTCACTGGCCCGACGTAGGGCCTGCGCCCTGCGTTTCTCGCTTGGTAGTTTGGAGGCCAACGAACGAAGGCACGCCTTAAAGCGCTTCTTAAAAAGGACCAGTAGCGTGCCTCCGTCCATTGTCTACCTGCTCGCGTCAGTTCTGGCTTTGGCTTTGGCATTCTTCCTCTCAACGTACCACAGGAGGATGCCGTCACGGTCGTGAGGCATACCCTCGTAACGCTCAAGGCGGCGCTTAATCATAGAAGCCGTGGTGCTGGAGATGCCGAAGCGATGGGCCACCTCCTTCAGGTGGATGCCCTCCTCCAGTGCCTTGCTCACCTGATAGAGAAGCTCGGGCTTCTCAATCTGGTTGCGGGATGGCTCCTTCTTGGACTTCACGACGACATCAGGAATCTCATCCCACTTCCAGCCCTTCGTATGCTTGGCTAGGATGTGGCGGATAGAGGTCATCGTCTCCGACACATCATATCCTAGGCTCATACCTCATCTCCTCTCGCGGGGCGCAGTCCCTTCTGAATCCAACTCAGGCAATGGAGGTAGCCGTGAGCGTCGATGAGGTTGTCGTCCTTCTGGCGGTGGCTGTCCCGGCGCAGCTTGAGGGCCACCATCATACGGGCCACATCCTCGGCGGTGATGCTTTGGTGCAGCTTTGCGTTGATGAGGCCAGACCACATCATAGCAATGCCCTCAAAGTCTTCGCGGGGATTGCCGTAGGCTTCGTTGCGGTCGCCAAGGATGAGGTCTAACGAGGCCTCAGAGAAGTTGGGTGAGGTGTTCATACAGGTGCGTAGGGAAGGAGCTTGGTGATGGGTCGGTCGAACATCATCCCGCAACGGCCCGTGCCGTCGCTGCGACCCTTGGCTTGGATGGCGTCCACGTAAATGAAGCGCAGGTCGTTGTCGGTGATGGTCTGCATCGTGCCGTCAGGCCGATGGTCGGGGGCGTTGAGGAAGATTACGCGGTCGGCGTCCTGTTCCAAGTTGCCACTCTCCCGCAGGTCGGACAGGCGGGGCTCACGGTTCTCGCGCTCCACGCTGCGCCCTAGCTGAGCAAGCAGGATGACGGGGACGGACAGCTCAATGGCTAGGTCCTTCATCGCCATCGTGAATCGGCCAAGGGCCATATCGCGGGTTTCCCCGCGCTCCTGCTGCGCGTCATACCGCTGAAGGTAGTCAACGCAGATCGCCTTGGGCTTGCTCACCTGAGCAAAGGCCTTGGCCCGCGTCACGATGTGCGACAGGGTGCGGTCTTGGTCATACACCGCCACCTGTAGATTGCGCACCTTGGCCAGCTCCTGCTTGAACGTCTCAAGGTAGGAGTGGGACAACCTACCAGAGAGGATGTCCCTGTACGAGATGCCGCACTCGGTCTGCGCAAACAGCGGGGCCATCTGCTTGGTGGGCATCTCGCGGGAGAACAGGAGCACCTTGCCATCCCGTGCCCAATGCTGGGCAATCTGACGGCAGCAAGAGCTCTTCCCCATCCCGGGACGGGCCGAGATGATGATGAGTTCTCCCGGCTTGCCTAAGCCGAAGCGACGGTCCCAGTCGGGCCAAGGGAAGCTCATCCCAATGTCCTTGTCCGTGTAGGTGCCAGCCTGCACCCGCTCCACCAGTTGGATGGCGGAGTCGGCAGCATCAGCCAGCGTCTCCTGCTTCTGCCCCTCGTGATGCTTGGTGATGAGGTTGTTCACCTCCATCACGAAGCCCTCGACGCTGCCGCTATGGGCGAGCGTCTTCTCGGCCATACGGGAGCAGGTGGCGTGAAGCTCGCGCATCACGTAGTGCTGCCGGATGACATCGATCCAGTGACTGAGCTGGGCCGTGGTGCACGCAGCCTGAGTCATCTCCACGAGCCCAGCCAAGCCGCCCACTTCGTGCAGCTTGTTCACCTTCTTCAGCTCCTCCACCAGAGCGTGCAGCTCAAGCGGCTGGCTGTTCTTGTGCTGCCACTGGATGGCCCGCCAGAGGCGGCGGTGCTGCGGCAGATAGAAGCACTCCTCCTCAATCTTGCCGTCAATGGCCTTGGCCAACGAAGCAGGACCATCTAGAAGGATGCAGGAGAGGACGATGCGCTCGCCTTCCTCGGAATGGGGAAGCACTACGCTCACGACGCCACCTCCCTCGGATCGTAACCGCGACGCAGGCGCCACAGGGTGAGGCACGCCTTGAACCACTCCCACGATTCGTGAAGCTGCTTCTGGTCGTAGCGCACGACATCAACCCGCCCCGGCTCGGTCTTGCTGACGTAGATGTTGATGCCCACAGTCTCGTCCTCGGGCAACTCCGTGCAGTTGGTCCGATACTTGGCCATAATGTAGGCCGCAATCTGAGCGCAGTGGGACCGCTTGAAGGCAATCGGCTCATCCTTCTCGGTCTTGCAGGTTTTGAAGTCTAGGATGCCCGGGAGCCCGCCCTCAGAGAAGGCGTAGTCCGTGGTGCCAGCGTAGCCGAGAAACAGATTGGTGACGGCCACCTCCTGCTCCTCCACCTTGAGGCCACCAATCTTCAGGGTGTCCAGCGACTTGTTCGTCGCCTCCACGAGTAGCTCCATCCCAATCGGAACTTCGCCCTCCATAGCCTTGTGGAAGGCGGTGCCAAACACCTGCGCCTGCTCCATCTCCTTGTCGGCCTTCTCGCGAATGATCGCGGAATACTCCGACAGAGTCGGAGCCACAGCCAGCGGGTCACCGCTGCTGTAGCACGCTTCCAATATTTTGTTGGCCTTCCAGCGGTCCAGTTCAGGAGCCGCTGCCTCGTTGAGAACGCTGCTCACCGAAGGGAGCAGGCGCTCTAAGCGAGCGTCGCGCAGCGTGGTGCTACGAATGACGCCCGACTTGCTGATGCGGGTGTGGGACGGCTTGCCGTCGCGTGTGTACCAGTGTTCGCTCATATGTCGGAGTCAGCTTGCTACCATTTATGGCCAGCCTGCAAGAGTTTTTTCCTATTATTTTTTATCAAGATTTCCTCTTCAGCGGTGAGGTAGATGCGCTTCAGTTGTAACTCCCTCACCTGCTTTTGGATGCGTTCGTGGTGTACGTTCAGTTCAAGCTCGATGAGCTTCACTGGAGTCATAGCCATCAGCATCTGGCGGATTGCAGTCGTCTTCTCGTGTCGCGGGTGGCTCATAGAGGGGGCGTTAGTGATTTCGCTGCACGCTGCTGCAAGATGGCCTTGTGCTCATCAGCCTTCACGTAGGCTAGGTAGTAGCCCTTGCGCTGGGCCCGCCCTGCCACCATCTTTGAGTCGATGTGCAGGTGCTGAGCAATGTGCAGTGCACGCTGGCCCTGTGCAATCATCCAGTCGATGGAGGCCATCATCTGGGGCGTGTTCAGTTTGCGGTAGCGTCGTTTGGGTTTATCAGACATCAGGATTGATTTGGTTGAGTGCCGGGATGGTGTATTGCTGGCGTATGTATTGCGCCAACTCCTCGGCGGTTTTGAAATACTCTTTGTTCTCGTACTTCAGGTAGTTGCGCAGCTCTTGGTCGATGTCGTGAAGCACCGACGACATAAGCTGCGCCCGGGAGGCGAGGAGAAATTCCCTCTCCTCCTCGGGAAGTTGGAACTGAAGTTGGGCGTTCACGGCTGCGCCCGCAGCGCAAGGTTCTCACGCTGTAGCTCCGCAATAGTGGTCCGCAGGGAGAGTTCCCGCGATCCACCTGCCCCGTTGCAAATGGCCTGCTGCTCAAGCTCATCACGGAGAAGTTGGTTCTCGCGCTCTAGCTGCCTAGCCCACTCGGCATTAACCACCATCGTCTTTCCTAGGCAGTTGGCCGGGTAGGTGCGTTCGTCTGTGCACGGGGTGTCAGTCTTTGTGGTCATAGTCGGGCCAGTTCTTGCTTCGGATGACGGCGATGACGACGCCCACGTTCACCCCCGTTAGGAACGCAAGTATGCACAAAATGGTAATCACGACGCCTCCTCGATGGCATTGTCAATGCAGGAAGACCGGCTGGCCTTCTTGCGGTGGTAGTTGGTTAGCACGCGCTGGTTGTGCAGCTTGCGCAGCAGTTCCTGTTCACGCTCGGCCCACTCTTTACGAGTGAGGTGTTCAAGGTATCCCTTATTGGACACCAGCTTTACTCCAAAGCACGCTAGCAGTTTGTTTATTGTGTTCATAGGCAATCATTTCGATACGCCGCCCATAGGCCAGCGTGTCATCCTTCTTGTGGCCCCTCGGGCCACCCTTGTGCACCCGCGCCAGCGTCTGCACATCCCCAGTCGCCCACGCCCTCGGGGCGTAGCGCTTCATATACCCCTCGACCACTAGCTTGGCCTTCTGCAAGTCGTCGCAGTCGGACCAGCTTCCACCGACGTTGCTATCCTCCCAATAGGCCCTGCTGATTTGCAGCGGGCCTCGATACTCACCCCAAGACACACGCCCCAACCTCCCTCCGCTCTCAACTTGATGGAGCGCGACCCAGAACGCCGCGCTGGGAGCAGCCAAGCATTGGCCAGAGAGCAGAAGGAAGAGGAGCGTGCGCATTGGGAGATGCTTAGAACGGGATGTCTTCCGAGTCGGCAGTGTCAGCCACCGTCTCGGCCTGCGTCACGCGACTGTTGGAGCGGGCATTGGCCTCATCAGATGCGTCGATCTTGGCCCTAATCCACTCGGGCACCGCAGACGGCACCACAATCGGACCAGCCTCGGGGATGTCGAACACCACGGTGTCCATCGAAGGACGTACAGGTGCCATCCCCTTGGTCAGCGGCATCACGCCTTGGATGCGGGCATAGATGCGGCTCGGATCGGCCTTCCCGGGCTTGTGAACGATGTTCAGCAGGCAGTTGGCGCCGATGATGTTCTTCAGGTCGAACCCACCAAGCTCCTCGTTGGTGAACGGACGCCCGCGCCAGCTCTCCAAGATGCCACGCAGCGTGGCCTTCTTGCCGATGCTCATCGTGTATTCCGATGAGATGATGCGCGGCTGAGGGCCGTCAGAGGTGGAGATGGTTTCGTGCGGCAGTTCCCAGCAGATCATCACCTTGCGGGCGGCACGGTATTGGGGATTGCCCGGGTCTTGCGTACCCAGATCAATCACCCCGTAACAGACGGCCTGATGCACCCCTGCGGGCACCGGCTCGATGGACTTACCACTATCAGCTTTTACGGTAGGCATATGTGTGTTGGTTTGGCTCCCCGTTGCGGGGAGAAATTAGTTGTTGGACGGATCGCCTCGGGTCACTTGGACGTTGTCGCCATCCACCGAGAGGGAAAAGCCAGCAGCCTCGCGGGTGGCCCTCAACTCCTTGTGAAGCTCCTTGGCGTAGCGCAGCGCCGCTTTCTGCTCCTTACAGGTGGGCTCCAACTCAAATCGGCTGAAGAGTCCATCAAGGACGATTTCGGTACGAACCATCAGCTCAAGGACGCAGATGACATCCTCCCGCTCGATGGCTTTGGTTAGCTCAGTTGTTTCTTTCATCCCCAGCACTATCTATTATTTTCCCCAAAAATACTAGCTCTATTTTTAAGAGGCTAGTAAGGTGCTGTTGGATGGGTATTTACGATATTTCTTTTTTGGTTATGCATCCAAACGCTGGTGCTGATGCAGGAACACGGGTGCACAGTTCACCCGTTGCCGGGTGAAGCATCGAAACGCTGTCTGCTGAGAGACGAGGTGTCCGGTATGCTGCCGCCCGTGCTGGTAGGCCAAGGCCCACGGGTTGTTCGGCGGTTCACTCCCAAAGGGAGCCGTATTAAGGGAAGCTGGTGTTGTCCGTCAGGCTTCCCGCCAGTACCGTTGAGTGATGCCTTGTTCAGGTCTCCACCCACCGTATCAAACTCTTCTACCCTAGAAACAAGAAACCCCCACCCCGCTAAGCAGGGTGAGGGTCTTGGACTAGGTGACTAATCTAGTCCGGTAGAAGAGCGACACAATGAACAACTGGCGACTCCCACCATAGTACCACATCTCATTCCGTCAAGGGGTTTTTGGCCCCCGGGGTAGATTTTTTTGAGCCCAGTTTCCGGAAATCGGTAAACTATTTACTATCATAGGGTTGTGACCGTTGCTGTTCGGTCCCGACCCTACAGCAGCCGTCGTCCACCCTTGCCGTTCCTCGCCCGATTGCTGCTCGCACGCTCCAGGACAATACGCCCGCTCCTCGTGTGACTAGCGTCCTTCCCGTCGCCCTCGCTGCCCATCCTACGATTCGCAGCGTTCAGCTCCGCCCGGTAATCCTTCCTCTCCTCGCTCGCGTGGTAGCGCTTGTTGTAAGCGTTCTTCTTGCGCCTCGCCTCTGGGTTCCTCGCAAAGTAACGACTGCTCTCGCTGGTTCCCGTGTATTTCCCCGCTAGCTTGTTGCGCATCCCCAATACTATCACATCACCAATTCTTTGGGGCTCCGCGACGGTGTGCAGCGTCCCGCTCACGCGGGCCGCAGAAAATGGGCGGAGACGCAGGGGGCTTGCAGCCCCCCGCGACGCCCCCCTGCTGCCGTTCGCTGCGGCTCACGCGCAACTCCAGTACGGCTCCGGGACCGGATTGGGGCCCCTCGCCCCAACCGCCCTCCGCAGTCTTTAGGGTCACCCCGTAAAGACAGCCCCCTCAAGGGGTCTGTCAATTCAATATCTCGGCTGGAGCTTCGCTCGTAGCCGAGCAGGGGCTAGCAGGTCGGGCAGGAATCGGGCACCGTGGTAAGTGGTATCTGAGGGGACGCGGATCGCTTGTGGGTCATCCGGCCCCTGCATACCCGAAACACACATCCACCCCAAAGCAACTCATAGTTATTACGTAGCGCGCAAGCGCGCCACGTAAAACTACGAATTGCTTTAGGGCCCCGTCTGTGTGTTCCGGGGGCTCGTATGACCCACAAGCTCACCCAGTCCTCCACAGCTACCACAAACACCACGGCGCCCGATTCCGAGGCGCCCGACGTCAGTATGGATTTTGATTCTATTCGTTCGCGTAACAACATTCGTGACCGCAAGAACGACGAGGCCGATAGGCACAGCGCGTCGAGCATTATGGATAAGTCGGCTTCCAACGACCGCCGCGATACGCGGGCGCGGAGCGACTACGACGACGAGGCCTTTGAGGAAACGCACACCCTAGGGCAATACATCCGCGGAAAGGGCTACATCCGCCACATCTTCGCGATCAATCATCGCGAAGACACGGCCACCGTCACCACCGTTC